CAAAGAAAGCAACTTTTCCATCCCAGCGACCAAGTTTATATTGTGGCATGTACTTTGCGTAAGGCACTTCAAACTTGAGAGCATTCGCGAGCTTCCTTCGTACGTCAACTTCTAGTCCTTCTAGTTTAATGTTTACTTCATCTTCAATAATTAGTCTACATGTTGCCATTTATATCGTCTCAATTTTTCTCATAAAAGGACTAAGCTGATTGTCATAATGTATTATCAAATCTAATTCTCCTATGTATGTACTAGTTTTTGCATCACCATATGCTTTTCCAGCAAATGTTGTTATAGCCGCGCTAGGAAACCATTCACTTTTTAAAAGTGGTTTCGGTATTTTATTACTACTAATATACACTATTTTTGTGTCTTTGTCAACCACATTATTAAGATTGTGTTGTTTAATGTATTCGTTAAACGGTTTTCCTTCTGAAGTATTATCTAATCTAAACATTACAGACATGCGTTCGCTAGGTATAATATTTTGAAAGGCCTTATTAAATTGTGTTAAATGATCGTAGCAAGTATCTTCATGTAGTACAATAACTAACGGAAATCTATATAACTCTAATACTACTTCAGCAAGATTGTTAACAGTGTGTTCTTTATTGTTTACAAATATACTTGCTTGACTTCTGTTTACTACTTTTTGTGCAAGCGGAGTTAATGATTTTAAACTTTGTTGTAACTCTTCTTGATCAAAATGTTCTAATCCAAACTGATCTTTTTTGTCGTAATAGTTACATAGGTTATCTATATTAGGTTCGCCTATACTGCTAATAGCAAAGTTAAAACTTTTCTCATGTAAATTTTTTAGTTTAAACGAATATATTCCCGGTACGTATTTGTCTTGATTTTTTTTCATTTCTAATAACTTCTCATAATATTCTAGTAACTGATCCTCAACTTCAAAGTTGTTGTTTTCATTAAATGTATTAATTATTTCGTAGCATGTGTTTTCATTAAATTTAAAGTAGTGTATCTTTTCTACTTTGTCGTATAAGCCTTCGCCTAGAAACTTATTCATTCTTTCAATAGCAGTTATTAGTTTCTTTTGAAAAATAAATCTTACACCTATCCAAGGTCCTTCTTCATCTGAAATTAAATGTTCTTCGTCAAATACTTTAACCCAACGACTTCTATCTATTGAACGTAACGGCATTCTTAAATTACTATAAGAATCATCAATGTTATATCCGTTAGCATCAAACTGATCTTTATATTGCAACAGTTTTTGTTTGGCAAGTTCTGCTTGCCTATCTGTATATGCTGTGCCTTTGAAAGTCTGGCGGGCGAGGCTAGTAAGTAAGTTATAGTCGCTACTGTCTATATCAAACTTATCTGTTTCTCTTGACTGTATTCCGACAAGATGTTCTATGCAATCTTCTAATGTTTCCATAGTGTTAGTATACGCTATGTTAGCTTAGAAGTCAAGCGTTTAAGTGGTATTCCCTGAGATATTTCTTCTAAAGTAAATTCTGTCCAAGCATAGTCGTTGACCCATTTAGTTCTATCTGGATAAAGAGGATTCTCTATGTTGCGAAAGTTTTGATCAGCAACATCAAATGCTAGACTGCTAGGTCCTGTAAATGCAGGTACACCATTAATAATACTGTGTATGCCTGGATTGCTTGACCAGCTTATAGTAGCCCATATGTTATCAAACTTCATATCGAAGTCGTCATATGAACCTAGTATTTGTCGCGGTTCTTGTCTTATTACATCTTTGAAGTCTCTTTCAATTGCTTCAAGTCTGCATCTAGGATGAGGCCTAAATATGATAGGACGTTTCGTTTGCGCTCTTATGAATGTTATTGTGTCGTGTACCCAGCGAGACATTGGAGGCATGTTTGCCCATTGCAGGCTTTTGTCGTGTTGCCCACATAGTAAAATGTATTCGCCGTTATAGTTCCAGTCTTTTAACTTGATGTTAAAACTGTTAGCACGATTGCTATCTGTGCTACTAGGGCCAAAGTAAGCGTCCCTATTAATGCCATTGAGTCCAACCTTCCATGTTGTACCTCTACTTATGCCGCCGACCTCTAAAACTATTATCGGTTTCGATTGTTGTACTGCTTGCTTCCAGATATTTTCGTTTGGAGCCATTCTACCACTCCAAAGAACACTCCAAATGACGTCAACGTCACAACCACTAGTATTATACAAAACGTCATGCCCAGCAACCACAAGGCTGTGAGCAAAGGCATCAAAAACCGATCTGCTATTCTGTGCGCCATATTGTGTCCATAAACTGAATCTCATAAGTTAAATATTCCTATAAGCTATTTACAAGAGAGAGTATAATGTCAGACATAACTGTGGTTACAACGTTTCACCGTCCGGGTTTAAAATTATATGGACAGCGTATGATAGATTCATTTGCTGAGAACGTAAGTGATAAGATCAAACTGCTAGTATATGCAGAAGATTGTAATCCTGTTAATCCTAATCCAGAACAAATTACAATATTAGATGCAACTAAAGAGTTACCTAAACTTGTAAAATTTAAACAGCGTTGGGGTAACGTAGACAAAGCAAATGGTATTCCTCCAGATGATATTAAAGCACGTAGACCAAGAGATTGGCAAAAGAAGTTTAAGTGGGACGCTATACGTTTTGCTAACAAAACTTATGCAGTGTTTGATGCGTGTGAACGTAGCAAAGGTTGGTGTGTATGGATGGACGCAGATACATTTATTCATAGTCCTTGGAAGCACAAAGACTTTGCTCGCTTACTACCTAACAATGCTTACATTACATATGTAGGTAGAGGCAAAGGATCACAGACATGGCCCGAGTGCGGCTTTTATGGTATGAACTTAAATCATCCAGTGTGTCACGAGTTCCTTAAAGAGTTTGAACGTATGTACGAAGATGCAGACAACGGCATTTTTGAATTAGAAGAATGGCACGACAGTTATGTGTTTGGACACATACTAAAACATTATAAAGAATTTGATGCTAATGCATTTGACTATAGTGCTACTATGTATATGCGTGAAGCACGTACAGGTGGCGGCGGACATCCTTTAATTAATACTGAACTAGGTAGATGGATGGATCACATGAAAGGTGATCGTAAAACTGCTGGTAAGAGTAAACGTACAGATATAATGGTTAATAGAAAAGAAGACTATTGGACTAAGTCGTAGTCAATACGTTCTTTTAATCCTGCTTTATTGTGTTCAATAAATGGTGCTAATGGACTTCTAGGCACAGGTGTTTTTACACGATCCCCGTATGTCATATTATACATTTTAAAGTTTCTACTGTGCATTGCTTGTACAGTTTTACCGTAAATTTCTCCATCATAAAATCTACGCATACCTTCACGTTTATCATTATAATAAATGTCTTTGTATGTATCACAAAACTCTTTGTAGCCTTTGTGTCTTGTATTTAAAACAAAGAATCCTGTTTCACAACTATAATAGTCAATGTCATTTTTGTTATGCCATACTTGTAAATGCGAACTTAAAAACTTATCTTGTGTAATATTTCCAAACACTGCTAGGTCAAAAGGCTTCTTAATTATTGTATCTGCATCAATCCAAATAATTCTATCAGCGTCAATGTTATCCATAGCATGTATAATACTAAAGCCTTTTTTAGCAAATGTTTTTACTCTTTTATTTTTATGTCTTGCTTGAAATGATTCGTATGCATCGCCTAAGTCCCAACCCATTTCAATAAACGTATCATCATTTAATGAGAAGTTATCTTCATTATAAACATGTAATTTTATTAAGTGTGACCAATGTTTCTTAAACGTATTCAACATATTAGAACCACAACGATCATAATATGATTGATTCATACTAGTTATACCTGCGTATTTCATAGGTACTCCTTAATAATATTCCATGCAGTTCCTTTTTCTAAATCTGCAAAATTAAAATGACTCATTGCTAGTTTTTCAATCCACTGTTGTCTTTCAGGACGTATTGGATTGTCTAGTTGACTTAAATCTGTATTGCCTACATCATATGCTTGACTAACTTTAGCATTAGGGTCTGTTATAAACACAGGAATACCCTCTATCGCCGCCGCTACGCCTGGGCTACTGTTGTATGTAACTACTGCCCAGCATTTTCTAAAATCGTCTAATATAGACGGTGCTGTGCTTATCTTAACACCTGGATAGTTCAAAGTCAAGTATTGTTTTGCTTTCTTATCTCCAGGGTGCGCTCTAACTATAATATCTCTATCAGTGTGTTGTTGTATTTCTTTAATAGTTTTATTACACCAATCCATTACGTCATATCCGCCCATGCTCCAACCGCCGTTGCGTTGTAAACATAATAGTATGTGCTTGCCTTTGTTAGTCCACGGTTGCAAATCAAAACCTAAGTTGCGTTTTAATTGTTGCCAGCGTGTAGGGTCTACATTATCTGTAAAGTAATTACCTGTGGTTGGAAATACATCATCTAAACTAAAACGTAGATACTGTTTAGTATTACCTGGATCTCTATATAAGAATAAATTACTATCAATAGCAAGTGTATGTTTGCCAATAAGTTTTTGTTGTTGTATTACTTGTCTGCGAAACATTAAGTGTGGAGTACTACCGCTATTTGCATGTACCCATCCTTGTATAACACCTAAGTCACTTGGTTCCCAGTTAGGTGTTTGAATTTCTAAACTTTCTCCATCAGTGCCTACGCCATTATGGAAACTTGTTAGAACTTGTCTTTTTTCTAAATTTTTATTATGTGCGGGAATACCTGCGTAGTAAATTCTTACAGATTTCATGTTGATGCCAATGTATGTTTAAGTTTGTCTTTATTAGTTTTATTAATATGATGTTTGAAATATAAACTAAAGCGTGTATTTTCTAATGCATTTACATTTTCACATACATCGTCACATAAATTTAAGAAGCCTGCTTTTTCACCTTTAGCAAAGTTACCAAGTACAATAGCATCATAAGGTTTGTGTAAACTTTCTAGTTTGTTTTGATCATTCCAAAATGCCCAATACTTGTTTGACCATAATGTTAATTTTTCGTATTCTTCATTAAACAATACAAGTCCTGATTCGTAACAGTCAGGGTGTGAATTATTACTTTGCATCATAGCAACTGGATTTATAAATGGAAAACTAAATGCTTCTTCAGGCACTTTACGCATTTGTTCTATGTCTGCGTCTAACCAAATTATTCTTTCGTCCTCTTGTCTATTTTTTATAGCATGTATTTGTGCTACACTTTTACCCCAGAACTTTCTTATTTTAGTATTAACATCAAACTCGCTGTCAACATCTAATGCAGGTACATGTAACAATCTTTTGTTAAAAGGCAATTCATTAAACCATTCAACATCACCTTCGTGTTGGTCAATATATATTTCTACTTTGCCGGGCAAGTCCCATGTGCTAATACAATGCTTGCCAACGCCTTTCCAATAGTTTTTTGATATACTTGTAACAAATTTTAATTTCATACTAGGCCCTTTATTATTCTATGTGCTGTACCGTTTTGTAATTCTTCATTATGGAATTGTCCGTATGCTAAGTGACATGCCCATTTATATACTTTATGCGAGTCTTGTTGTGTTGGACTTTCAATACGACTAATATCCTTATCGCACACTGGATCAGCCGCTGTAGGCGCTGTAGTAAACGCTGAGACGCCATATAACACACTTTCTACTGCCGCTATGCTTTGATATGTAACCATTGCATGACAGTTGTCTAAGTCATCATATATAGTTTTGTCTATACGACTTTGGCGTGGTGCTTTGTCTCTAATTATAATAGTTCTATCTGTATGCTTTTCTATTTCGTTAACAGTATCTTTGACCCATTGATCTCTATCAATACCATAAAACTTACAAGGCTTTTCACTAGGTGTAACAAGTAATATATGTGCGCCACCTTTCTTAGGTTTGTGTATTGCTTGTTGTAGTCGGTTCCATCTGTCGTTTGGTCTGTCTATTATTTCGTTGTGTTGTACATCATTCTTTACTATACGATGCCATTGTTTCCAACCGTTTGGATTTATTGATGACTTGTAGTTTCCTACATAACCACTATCCATATAGTAAAAGTCTCTTTTGTTCTTCCAACATTCGTGTATAAGTTTTCGTTTGCCCATGCTACGTATTACAATAGGAACATCGTCTGGAAAGTCGCTATAGTCGTATATAGGCAAGTTTGCACTTTTAGCAAACATGTTTATATATTGATCTGTTTTATTTTTACTTAAACATATCATACAGTTCTTGTTTCCATAATTCATTAAACTGACAGTCTCTATAGTTTTCAAACCAAGGACCTCCTTCAGTGAAATGAATTAATTTAGGTTTTTCAATATCGTCGTACACACCTACTAAGTAGTTCCATGTATGATCTAGTTCGCCAATTTCTTCATCTTGTAGCCAACTAAACCTATGAAAGTATGCACCATTTAATTCTAAACTGTTAACTTGATCTTGGTCAACAACTTTATTACTAGGATGACTACAGTTCCATAACACAACACTTGACCAGTTCTTGCGTGGATAGATAGTTTGTTTTTGTCCGTCCATCTTAATACCTTCTTTAGGTGTGTAATCATGTTGCACACACATAACAGCATACTTGTCATCTGCTTGATCAAATAATTCTTTAATGTCTGTTGTAAGCAACATATCACAATCCATAAACAAAGCCCAGCCTTTATAGTTAGCAAGCTCTGGTACTAAGAAACGTGTAAATGTAAATTCTGTTGATGCAAGTTTATCTTCAGGACGCTTGTACCATCCTGCTTGTCTTAATTCTTTTTGTACTAGCGGACGTACATCTGCATCGGGTTGATGCTTTAGTATGCTATGTTTACACACTTGATAAGCCATATCTTCTCTTGGTTCGTAGCCTATGAATACTTTCATTAATCTCTTCTTTCTATATCTTCTTCATAACAGTCGCCCCATTGTACTTCTAGTATATGAGTGTTCTCTGTTCCAGGATTGCTTGCCTTATGCCAAACTTGTTTACCAATTTGAAATGTTCTACTTTTTGGTTCTAGTATTATACTACTTTGTATACTATTCCATTCAGTGTCCATTTTAACTGTGCCTTCTAGCACATTCCATTCTTCTGAACGCTTAAAGTGTTTTTGATCACTGAGTGATTTACCTGGATATATTACAAGCTCTTTTACTTTGTAACCTTTGTCTGGCTTGTCATCTAGTACACGCCAATAGCCCCAATCACGTTCAGTCTTTTGTGTTTTCCACTCGTCAAGTATCCAACTACTACTGTTGGCTTTGTTCTCTCCGCCTACGCCGAATTTAAAAGAAATATTTTCTACATCTGCTTCCATCTCTGGAATATTCTCAGATGTTCTATCTCCGCCGTTTGCAAATATGATATGTGCATCAGGATATAACAGTCTAACATTGTTTATTGCTTCAATAGCACTATCGTCATCGTCACCAAATAACAAACAATGATCAACCATTGATAAGTTTTTTATAATTGAAATGCGTTCGCCGCCGGGCATAAACGGACGACCTTTCTTGCGTTTTAACCAAGCATCTGTATTAACACCAACAACAAGTTTGTCGCCGAGTTTCTTTGCTTCTATAAAATATTCTATGTGTCCTGAGTGTAGCGGATCAAAGCCGCCGGTTACTAATACTACGTTCATGTAGATATTTATTGCATGATTTGTGTATGCTTTTGTGTCTTGGCTTGTTCAAATAAAGAATGTAATGTATGCCAAGGATCACCTCTTTGTATTTCTTCACCTGTCCACTGTGCATAACTCATATCATTTAACCATTGTTGTCTATCAACGGGTTGCCAAGCAGTCTCAATATGATGTAAATTGCTTCTAGCAATAGGTGATGCTACTGAACTTGGGTCTAATGTATACGTTGGTTTGCCATTAAAAATGCTCTCAACTGCCGTTAAACTACTAAAAACTATAACGCATTTTGAGTCTAAAATGTCCTTTTTAAGCCCACCGCTGGGTGCCATAGTAACACTTCCGTTGTATTCAAAGTTGCTACTCATTACCACATTTGTATATTTGCTTGCTAACTCTGAAAAGTATCTTACTTGTGGTCGCATATTATTTGGGTGTGGGCGTATTACAATTTTTCTATCTGTATTTCTACGTATTTCGTCTAGTGTATCTTTTAACCATAAGGTGTATGCTTGCCAGGCTGTGTCGGTATTGTATTTTTTATACAAATGATTTAAACTACTATCACCAATTTTCTGTAAGCATAGTAATACATAATCGCCGTTATCGTCCCAAGGGTTTATTTGTAAATCAAAATCCTTTTGCATCATTTCCCAACGGTCACTAGGACAGTCTTTTGGATACGTGCCAGTATTATAAAAGTAACTATTCCAAGCAAGCCTGTGCCATTTAGTTAATTTACTGTTACCTTGTAAATCTCTAAAGATAGGACTTTCGTTTACAATAGAAGGTTTATCACTACGTGCAATAAATTCAAATGCATCTCTAGTTACTTTCTTTCCTTCATAATGTTTTAAGATATTTGTTTGGAAATAAAAATCAGCATAGTTAGAATCTAAACAACTTTTTAAATCAAATGTATGTCCATGTGCGTATAGCATACGCTTTAGTATTCCAGATGACTTACTTGCGCCTATTACTGCTACGCCTTTCATTTCTTTTGCTCATTAAACTTTGCCCATTTAATATTTGTTGTTGCATATTCTTTACTGTGCATACGTTCAACAAACTTTAACAATAGTTCTTTGTTAGGCTTAGGTTTAAATAAATCACAAATACTAATTGCACTAGCCATTGCATTATATTGTATCTTTGCAATCTGTTGAGGATGATCGTTTGGTCCTCTAATAGGTCCATCTTCGTCCCAATCAATTACTGGTCCAAACTGATAGCAGTTGTGTTTTTCTAAACTCTTTGTAGCAAACGGTACAAGACGATCAATGTAAGGAAGTGTCTTTCCTCCTATGTATATTGTATGCGGTGGTGCTTGGTTATAAAATTTATAAATGCTATTACCTTCACCTTGCAAATCTACTATAGTTGTGTTAGCATCAATCGTTCTATCTATATATTCTTTAAAGTGTTCGTTAGGTTCTAAATACATTTTCCTACTAGTAATAAGCATCTTACTTTTCTTACCAGTCATTGCTTCGTATAACGGTTGCCAATTACAACAGTCTCTATATGTAAAAGCAATATCTCTATCTGGTAGTTCTAGTGTAGCAAGTGCTAGTACAGGCAAGTTTAAGTTTGCTTGCTCAATCCAATACTTCTTTGCATCGCCTGTATGTGGACATAATAACCTAGTTTTACGCATCCAACATGCTAGTTGTGGATCTACTTCATATGCCATTTGTTCAAGCTCTGTGAAGTGTGTAAGCGTGTCTAAGACGCCATTAACTCCGTTTGCTTGTGCAGTTTTAACATCGCTATGTTCGTTATCTCCATAGTGTGTATCTATGTTATACTTCTGTTTTACACTATCCCAAATGTATCCGTGACGCTTACCATACCTAGTAACAATAATATCTACATTTTTTGTTAGTCCGCAGTTGCGTAATATTTTCATAATTTCATCTGCACTAAGATACATGTCACTTAGTATTAAGTCACCGTCTTTGACTTTGTTTATATTTTCTACTATTGGAAATAAGTGTTCAAGTTCTACTTGTAATTCAACTTGTGGATCGTACTCAGGTAACAGTTTATAGATGTCTTCGAAGTTGCCTTCGTCTTTCTTAGTTGCTTTTTCAGCACGTATACGTTTTTTAACGTAGTTAGAATCGTTAATACGTCTAGCAGTTTCTTCATGTACTGTTTTAGGATAAAAGAACCTACGTGCAATTAGTGTATCAAATACGTCCCAACTATTCATGCTCAAATTCTATATCCCACTTATTGATTCTATGTACTTTGTATCCATGTGGTGATAGGTAATCCGTTAACTTTTCAATCATGCCTTTTCTATTACCATGTTCAATAGTCATAAACTTTATTGTAATTTTACTAAAGTCTATACCTTGTAATGCTTCTAGTTCAGCACCTTCTGTATCCAAACTCATGTAGTCAACTGTACACGGCAATTTATGATTCTCTTGTAATATTGTGGTAACAGTTTTGCTTGTTACTGTTGTAGTTTCTGTTTTATCTTTAAAATGTTTTTTAAAGTATTTTTTATTTCTAGCATCTAAATCTACGTTTGTAATTCTAGATAACAAGTCTCCTCGAATATCCTTATGTTCACTTAAAGGAATTTCAAAAGTAACTTCACCGTTAGTATTAAAAACAGCACAATGTACTACTGTACTATGCTGTCTGTTGTTTTGTAGTTGCGGTATTAAATGTGGATTTGCTTCTATACAAATACCTTTCCAGCCAAAGGAGTAGTCTAATGTAGCAGTATTACTTGTAAATACTCCATCATTAGCACCAATATCTAAATAGAATCCTTCACGTTTACCACGTGATATATTTTCAATATAATATTTGTCTTGTTCTATTTGACTGTAGTATTGTGTCATAGCGTAGCATCTTCCATACCTGCTACACGTAGTTTAACTACGTTTGTTATTTGCCATTGCTTTTGATCAAGTCCTTTTAAGACACCTAACCACTTATTACGCATTAGTGCAAACTCGTTAATAATTTTTTCATAATCAACAACGTCTGCCTCGCCGTCAACGTATTTTTCTACGTCACGACTAGACAGAGCTCGTTGATAATTTTCTAAGTATTTTTTAAAGTATGAACTACGCAACCTGCGTAGCTCAATGTTTAGATAGTTTAGGATTGCTTCAATCTCTTGTAATTGATTGAACCTGTGTTCCACTATGCCTGGCATAGCCGCTGATGCTTTTTCTACACTGCCAACTAATTTAACTTCTTTCTTTGCGTCAATTAGTTCACTTTCATAGAATGTAACTGCATTAGGTATCTTGTTAATGTCTCTAGATACTTCGCTATACCAACCCATAATTTAATCCCAATCCGTCTCTTCGTCAAGAACATCTTCATCGTCAATGTCTAGATAATAGTTTATTGCAGTATCCAATGCACTATCACTTCCTAGTGCATTAGTAAACACATCGTCACCTGTGCCCATATCGGCCATCAAGTCTACAAAGCGTTCTGCCGCAATCTCAATATGCTTTTTGTCAAGATACTCCTTAAACATATTCCATGTATCTACGATTTGCTCTTCTTCCATACTCTACTCCTCGATTGTTTGTATGTCGTCTAATTCTACTTCATCTATAATAGATTCGTCGTCCGAGGTATTTACCAGAGTCGCTTCTTTTATTAGATAATCTGACATAACAGTATCGAGGTTTTCGCCGATCCATTTCTTACGATATTCTAAGATTTCTTTGCCATCGCTGGAAACATACTTTAGTCTGTTACCTTGTTTTTCAATGACACCTTTTGCTTCAAATAACTCCAATAGTCCGCTATATGGATTCATGCCTGTTTCATAAGGAATTTTAACTTGCACTGCCTCGAAAGGTTTTGCATATCTAGTTTTCATTACCTTACAGCCTGCACGAATACCCATAACTTGACTGATCTTGTTACCATCTTCATCTTCTTTTAGTTTTAGTTTTTTCATTGCTACAACAATTGAAGATGCATAGATAAAGCCTTGACCGCCTGATATCTTGTCATCTGGATCAAACATATCTTGTGATGCATATGTATGGTTAGTACACACTAAGCCTACGTTATGTGAACCAATCATGTTAACAGTATTACGTACAAGTGATGTTAGTGCTTTAGGCTTACGACCCATGTCACCTTTCATGTCACCCTTTTGAAACTGATCAACATCTGTTGGTGTTAATAGCATACCTAGTGAGTCAATAACAAATAATACTTTAGGACGTTCTTCTTCGTCCATTGCTTTATAGTCAATCATAAATGTTGATACTGTTTTAGCAACATCATCAATCATTGACATATTAAGTTTTAGTAGTTTGTCATCTGCTGTGTCTACATCTAATGCTTGTAGCCACGCTTCGTCAAGTGCATTCTCTGAATCAATTAAGACTACAAAGATGCCTTGGTCTTGTGCCGCTTTTACAATGTTACCTGCACAGATATATGATTTACCTGCACCTGATTCTCCTGCAAAAACAGATACCTTACCTAGCGGAACACCTTTATGAAAGTCTCCTGAGATAAGATAGTTGAGTGCATAATTTCCTGTACTAATCCAATCAGTCGGGTCATTGAACCCTGCACTCATTCCTGAAATGGATTTAGTTAGTTGTGTCCTAAACTTAGTAGGATCAAACGCTTTATTCGCCATGGTATCTCCTGTTTTTAAAAGCCGTTAATTTATGAGTTACAAGCATTACACTTGTAACCCATATTAAATTATTATTAACTTTGACGTGCTCTGATCATTGCTAGAATGTCTTGAGCATTACCACCATCTGCTGGTGCCGCTTCAGCAGTTGGTGCTGGAGTTGCCGCAGGAGCCGCTTCTGCTACTGGAGCAGGTGCCGCTGGTGCTGGTGTCGGAGCAGGTGTTGTTGCCGCTGGTGCAGATGCCTTTAATGGATCACCTGTACGCTGTTGCATACCTGCTGGTCGGAAGTATTGTCCCCAACGATCTGCATCAAATGCTTCACCGTCTACTGACGCTTCAAACATTTCTTGCATTACTTTAAGTTCAATCTCTCCTGGCTTTTTAGGCAGGAAGTCTGACAAATTAAACAGACCGTTTGTATTAACTGCATTCATTTGTGCATCGTCTAATGGACGCTCTCTACGTGCCCAATTACTTGTGCTGTAGTCTGCGTATCCACCTTTGGATGTTTTGTTTAGACGAAAGTCTACGCCTGCAGTATAGTCTGTTGGCAATTCTTCCATGTCTGGATCCATAAGCGCCTGCTTAATGATCTGGAAGATTTGTGGACCAATAATAAACCTACGAATTGGATTCTCAGGTGTGTTATCGTCCGTTAGTGGGTTATCCGTTACAAAGCCTTGGAAAATGTACGAACGCTTTTTCCAATACTTACGACCCATGTCTTCTAAACTTGGATCTTTAAACCAACCACGCACTTCGTTAAGAATGTTACATGTCTCACCATACATTTCCATACATGGAATTTGTACTTGTGTAGGGCGTGAATCTGTTTCACCTTTAATGCCTGCGAATGGAAGTTTAATAACGAGTCTTTCTTTCCAAAAGAAAGTGTTATCTGCATCGCCATCTGGCAAGAATCTCATCGTTGCCGACTCGCCTTCTTTAATATTCCAAAATGGGTAAATGCTGTTGTCACCGCCGCCTGAGCTACGGTTACCTGAAGCGTTTGCTTCTTGCTCTTTGAGCTTTGCTCGGATTTCTGCTAATGATGCCATAGTTGTGCCTCCTATATGATTGTTATGCCTATGTGCTTTTGTGCCTATTTGTTTGTAGCACAGTATATATAATACACTCTACTACTTACCTTGTCAAGTCTTTTTTAAAGAAAAACCTGAAAAACTTATAACCAATCTATCTTAGACCGGCTAATTCTTTCATTCTATCCATTTCTGGATTCGTATCTTCTGCCTGTTTGTATCTTTCCGTCATTTCATATACACTTTCAATAAATGCTTTTGCTGGATTGATATACTGTTCACCGTAATCTTTTTCTACCATTGTTAGTACTGCTGTTTCGCCTTTTGGAAATGCACCTTCTTCTTTATCGTAGTAAGATAGTATGAACTCGCCTAATGGTGTCTTTTGTTCTTCTTTTTCTAACTTAATCTTTTCGCCGTCTGGGCCATCAATTTCATCGCCCTTTTTCTTGCCATTCATTTTGGCTTTTGCTACAGCGGCTGAGTATGCATTGCCTTCGTCCATATTATCGACTATTTGTTCAATCACGCCTTGGATAATATCATCTCTATCGTCGTCAGCATGTAAGCCGTGTTCCATACCGTATTCGGTAATTTCTTGGTCAAGCTCTTGATCGCTCATGCCCATTGCTTTTGCTAGTGCTTCTTCGCCGCCTTTTTCATATGCTGACATAAATTCGTCTGCCATTGCATCTGCTTTGCTTGGCTCTGAACTTGGATCAAAACTTTCATCTGCAACATGTACTGATACCATATCGTCGCCGTTGTTAAGTCCGCCTTTTTTAACTTTTACATTGTCTTTGCCGTACTTTGCTACAGCTTCTTCTGGTGACATACTAGTTTGCTTCCACTTCATATCACCTTCAGCAAACTGACCCATCATTTCTTCAAAGCCTTGCTCTAGTTCAATTTCTTCTTTTGTTTTTACTTCGTCATCTTTGTCCCATGGTGCTTTTTTAAGACTAACTTTTTTCTTCTTCTCACCACGTGGAGTTTCATCTGCATCATAACGAGCGCGATCTTCTGCGCCTTCTGGTACACAGTTATTAACTCTTTTGCCACCCTTCATTTTAGTTTTAGGGTCACCAATCTTTTTACCATCCCAACATGCTGGACCGCCTGCTGGTGAACTTTTCTTTTCACCTAATAAATCTTCAGCAGTTATTTCTTCTGCTTTGTTTGCTTCGCTTACTAATTTGTAAATGTAGGGGAATACATCTGCAAGCTCTTCATTGAACTGTTTAATAGTAAGTTGATCAATCCAATTTTCGGCAACATCAGTAGGAACATCTTCAAGTACGGGGGTTTCAAATGCTTCAAATGTTTCTTTATAGTATGATGGCTTTTGTAATGATTCTAATGTTTTCTTAATTGTACCTACACGTTGTTTAACAACATCTACATACTCTGCTAGGCTTTCTGCCATTACTGCTGAACGTCCCATATAAGATTTAAACTTACGTAGTTTGTTCATTTCTTCTGACATACTTACAATATGCTTACCAAAATCATCATGCGGTACTCCGCCTTCTGATACGTGTCTTGCCATTGCTCTTGCACCAGTAAGGTGTTTGAAAGGATATTTAAATCTTTCACCTTCTGAGCTTTCAACATATATTGCACCAATTTTTCTTGTGCGTCCTGCGCTTGCTTCTTGATCAACACCTTCTGTATGTTTGATCATTAAACGTGCTCCATCAAAGTCTTGAAAAGACTGTCTTGATGTGCCATATAATTTTGATTCGTTCATTCCGTTATCCCCGTCACGATTCTTTGCCAAAAATTTGTAATCTCTTTGATCTAAATTAGATTTTGTTATGTCTCTTGTGTCAAATTCTAGTGTTCGTTTTCTTGCAAACATGCGTAGTTCTTTTAAGAAATCGTACCAGCCTTTTTTTGCTATATCTGATTCAGTAGCAACTAAGTCGCCACCGTATACTACTGCCACATTCTTTTCATCTAGACTTACACTAACTTTACCAATTGGACGACCTTCATTTACAAAGTCAAAATCAAAGTATCTACCTAGTTTAGGTTCGTTAGTTACGTTACCTTCAGCATCACCTATAGTAATACTTGGAAAGCGTCCACGTATCTTATTAAATAGTTCTTCTGCTGTTGTGTCTAAATTCTGCATAAATGTATTTATCAATAGTTACTGCTAATGAAGATAGGCATTGGTGGCTCATAATCTTCATCTTGTTCGGCTTGATTGAATGTATTATACACTCTTGGATCCCAGTCTTTTAGTACTGCCATCATTCTAATAGCAAGTAATGTAGCACTTACTAAATCATCTGTCATTCCTGACTTTGCTTGGAAACTTGAGCCTGTTGCAACAAACCCTTTTAGTTCTGATAATAAAGGTTTACTTATTATAGACATTTTATCGTTTTCTATCATAGTTTTAAGTCTACTACATGCAGTAATTTTTGTACCGTGTGTAGTATTAAATCCTTTACGGAACTTACGTACATGTCCTTTGCGTATAGGTTCACTTACAAATAGTCCGGGTATATTTTCTTCACCAAAGTCATTTATAACAATTAGTGCGGCTTCACCTATACCATTGTTTTCTACACTCCAATATACATTAGTATCGGACTTAGATTCAGTAGCAATGTAATTACATATATCACTTAATACTCTAACTTGTCCTGGAATGCCTGTTTGGTTATGTTGCCACTCTGCTACTTGTTCATAACTAGGTAATTCAAATACTTCAATTGCGGCATTATCGCCACCTGTTCCCATTGACGGATCTAATGCAACTGCATATGTAAACTCACTGCTTGGCTTTTTATACCAACGAGTTTGACCCATATTTAATATAGGATTTTTACCATCCATTGCGGCTAACTTAATACTGTTAATAAGTGTTTCATCAAAGACTAAGAATTCACAGCCGTATTCACGTCTAAACTTTTCTTCGCCTATGCGTCCAATTTCTGCTTCTTTCCATTCTTCATCTCTATCTGGATGCTCCTGCCACTCTGCAACAAAACTATGAAATCCGTTTGACCCTAGATCAGTTTCATTACCGTGTGCGTCAAACTTCTCTTCTGCTTGTTTCCAAATAGTAGCAAACGTATCTTCATCACTGTTAGGTGTGCTAGTAATAATAGCACGACCACCTGTTGCTAGTGTAGGTGATATTGATGTCCAAAACTCTTCTGCGATGTTAGGTTGCACAAATGCAAACTCGTCACAATATAGTAATGATATGGACATACCACGTCCAGTGTTTCCAGTAGTTGTTTGTGATACAATTCTACTGCCGTTTTCAAATTCAATTGAGCCTTTGTTATATGATGTAACACCTGCACGTATGTGATCTTCACACGTTTCGTATATGTAACGTATACGTGCCATAATCTCTTGAGCACCTGTGTATTTGTGTGCCGCAATTAGTATAGTTTGATCAGGTACAAACATTGCATACCATGCAAGGTATATTGCCGCACAAGTAGTTTTACCTGTTTGTCTAGGCATCATGTTTATATTAAATCTAAAACTGTGATATGAATGCATCAAACGTGTTTGATACTCATAAGGATCAAACAACAACTTACCTTGTACAGGATGTTGTATAAAAGCAAACTTCTTGGCAAAGTACATATACCCTGTGTCAGGATCTGTACATGCTAACAAGTCAGCAATTTGTGCTTCGCTAAATGATTCTTTTTGATTGGCCTTTTTAGTAAGGACACCGTCTAAACTCTTGCTCATACTGTATTTACTCAAAAAAATAGGGCCCGGAAGCCCTATTGAATTTTGTGTATTTTAACTACAGCCGCAAGAGCTACAAGCCATTAACTTCGTTTTGCCTGGAGCGCCGCATTCTGGACAATCATGTTCTTCGCCTTCTTCATGATCGTGGTCGCCTGCTTCTTCTACATCGCCAGCCATTAACTCTTTAAGTCTAGCCGCTAATTTTTCTTTAATTTCGTCTTGTAACGCCATTGGATTGTCGCCACCCTGTGTTGCAGGATATGCCGCTTTAGACTTATGTAAATCATCGCCTGAATTAATTACATCGTCTATTGCACTGTATTTTTCATCTGGCTCGTTAGCATATGCTTCGTCTGCAACTGCTTCGTCATCCATTTCAATGTCATCATTACAACTACTTGCACCAACATGTTGCTTACCGCAATTATCACATGGCTCATCTTGCATGCCTGGTTTAAGATCATCCATGTCTTTTTCCATGTCTGGACCTTTAACTATATCACGTAGTCTTTCCATATCTCTACGCATTGGCATAATGTCAGCGCCAACTTCCTTTGCGCCTTCCATGCCTGCGTTTTTCATCATATCAATTAAATCTGCAACATGTTCTTTGCCGCTTGCATTCATTGATACATTCATTGTTACTGGGTTACCTTTGTCCATCTCAGGTGCTGTACTAGGCATAGGCATTGGTAAGCCTTCCTGTGCAACATCAATCGACTCTATTAACTTTTTCATATTCATTAGTTTGTCTCCGATACCGCCGCACTTGGATCGTGCTCACGTTCTGTTTTTACTTTTTCAAGTTCTTTCAATAATTCCATTACTCTGTTTTCACCAACTGAGTCTTGTGCGCTTTCGCCGCCCATGTCTTCTGTTGTTAACTTTGTTTGATATACATTGTCCTCAGGCATTTCCTGATATTTCTCTTGCATCTCTAATGGATTTCTTACAATAATATGTGCTTGGTCTATGCTACAGCACTGTCCAATATACTCTTGTAAAACTTGTTGTGTGGAAGGATAGTTAAGTTCGACTTCAAAGTAAGTAACTTCCATGTTTTCCAGCTGTGGAAAATCTAATGGACGTTCTGTAATAGGTGTCTTTTTACCTTTGCTTATACTAGCAACATCATACTTTTGTAAGCATGTTTTGATGCTTTCTTCGCAACCTTCAGGCAAAACACCTGCAATACCTATTTTAAATGCATAAGTCTTTTTAGACTCGTTTAGCAATTCTTGAAATCGTGTTTCCATATTATCCATCCTATATAAGTTATTTATCCTTATCGAGTCCTTTGAGCTTTTCTAAGAGGCTATTGCGATCTGTTACAACATAGCCTTCTCCAGCAATCATACCGTCTTCACTAATGCCACCGTCTTTATCTTGCTTTTCTTTTCTAAGTTGTAGTTCAACCATTTTTAACTTATTATTAAGTTTTGCTACTTTTGCATCTAGTCCTGTTTTAAGCAGGCCGCCGGCAACTTCAAATACTCTACCACTGTAACGGCTTTCTACATTCATACCAAGATTCATTAAATCGTCATATGCTTCAAGTGCTTTATCTGCTATTTCATTTAACTCACTATCTGCTTTATCACCTAAGCCTTTAACAGCTGGTAATGCGCTTGTAATTTTATCAAACTCTGCTATATCACGAAAGCTATCTTCATGAGCTACTTCGTGTTTTGTTTGTGCTTTTTCTTGTTTCTCTGCCTGTTGTATAATTTCTTTTGAATCAGGCATGTTGAGTAAATCTTCTAGTTTTTTGGTCATGTGTCCTATACCATTATATGCTACTATTATTTATCGTCTTTTACCGTTGTGGAATATATCTTTTTCTGTTATGACTCTAAAGAATATACCTTTTTGTTTACAGTATGCCCTTGCGGCTTCCCATTTTGCTTGGTTAACTACCCAAGAAGCCTGGTTATGTTTACTACGGCCTAGTTTTTCTTTTACTGCTTGATTCTCTGGCTTTACTTCTATTAGTTCTACACGTTGCTTTCCTTTACGGTCTGCGTATGCAATAAAGAAGTCCGGAACATATATTGTATGCTTTCCGGTTAATGGATTCTTATATGGAATTTTAATTGCTTCACTTGCCCATTTAGCAACACTTGGGTGTTCGTCGCAAAATCGCATAAACGTAAACTCCCAACTACTTCTATAAGTTGGTGTCTTTGTACCTATATACTTCTCAGGATTTTTGAGACTATATTTTCCCTGTGCAAATCTTCCCATGGCATTTTAGTATATGATGTTTCGCTTTTCAATTTTTTCGTAATTTGAAGTTACTTTAAATCCAAGTGTGCTTGTTTTTTCTCTACTGTAGTTTAGTACGTTAGCAATGATATCACTCATCTGTGTTGAGTTAATACCTTTTAGTGTATCAATAAGTTCAAACACATTTATGTCATCTACTTTTGCTTGATTTAAGATTGCTGTACCTACTGCAATAGCACTTGATTTTTCGAAACCTCTATTTTCAAAAAAGCCTATTACTGCGTCAACATCATTTGCCGGATAAGAAGTTTTTTCTGTTAAGTATTGATTGAAAAATTCTTTAACTTCTGCACCGCTATCTTGTGCTGGAACTGCTGGTAAATTGTTTGCCATATTATACGTTTCCTAATGGATTCTTTTGTGCGGCAATAGTACTACTGCCTGTTTGTGACTCTCTGTATTTAGTGACTATGGAGTTGGTAATGGATAACATCTTGGGATCTTCATTAGATAGTAATTGATCAACTTCTGTTTTAACTATTGTTTTTTCGTTTATAGTAAGGTTATCGTACGCTCCAAGTCCTGCGGCATTACCTATATTATACCCTGCTAGTGTACTTACTGCACCAATTGCAACAGCTCTTTCTGCAACTAAGTCTTTTAGTTCTGCATTATTGGCTAGTGCTGTTTGTAATTCTGCTGTATCTATTTGTTTGTTTTGCTTAACAGTTGTAATTGCTTTTGCTTCAGTTGTTTGTGTACCATTGCCACCGGATTTTGGAAAACTAGTATTAGCAAGTCCACTTACGTTAGTTCCTGTTGCTGTTCTAATAGTTTGTCCTGCAACTTGATATGCTTCGTTACGCAAACCTTCTTTAGTAAGTTTCTTAGCGTTTTTAACTGTACGTGCCGCTGTAAGTAATGTACCTAAGTCTGCTTTACCGCCTGCTAAATCTCCTAGCACACTAACACCGCCTGCTAGTACACCCGAGCTACCAAATAGGCTTCCGCCACTACCTGCGGCAATTGGACTAGGTGTTGAATCATAATGTTCTGTTGCAAACCCTTTAGGTGTTGATCCTTCTACAACAGCACCGTCTGCATAAAATACAGTTTCGTATGCTACTGTCATTGTATTCTGCACAGGATCAGCACCTGCTGAATTATCAAGTGTATCGTGTGACCATTTTTCAATAATTGGGTTTACTAATGTTAGCGTAAGATATTGATGTCTTGCTAACTGTGATATTTGTATACTTGTAAAAAACGGTTCGTATTGATTGTTATCTAAACCAAAGCGGTCACCGTTCTGTGTACTACCTTTGTACGTATTAAATCTACTATATGGTCTTGCACTTTGATTTGGTGCTCCTGCGCCATCTCTGCTACCATATGTACCGTCTCTAAACATATAGTTATAGTATGCTGTCCATAACTGTGTTGTTATGCTATTGTTATCATCGTGGAATACAATATTTACAGGTGAATAATCTATACGTGTTTGTACATTCTTTTTACGATTGTATTTGTTCTTAACTTCAGTTGTTATATCATAACTAGGCATAGTTACACTTTTAACAAGCATATTAACTTCATTAGTATGTCTGCCAACCCAACCTGGTAATACTTTGTTTACTACGTTGTCATTTAAATTAAGTGTTACATGATATAGAAACTTTTGTTTGGGAGCTAAACGAAAGTTGTCGTCTGTGAATAAACGTGCCGCATGTGAATAGTCGGCCATGTCGCCCTTTGGACTAAGTGCGCCGTTTACTAAGTTATCTAAGAATCCATTGAATATGTTCGCCATACTAATATTTATCCAATGTTATTAACTGCGTATAAAATGAAAAAGGGGCAATGAAGCCCCTAATTCTAATTTGTTGTACTATTAAGTAACTTAGCTTGCGCCAGTTGTACTTGCTATAGCCGCTACTGATCTTCCAATAGCAGTACCTACTCCACCACCGCTTGCGCCTGATGTTTGGATAGCATTGTCGTACTTAACTGTTAATGCAACTGTTACTGGTTCGTTAGCACTGTATGCTAATGAATTGTAATTTGCACTTTCTAAGTAACAACCGTATAGTTCAAAAGTTTCTAATGTTTCTGGTGCGTAGTTACCGTTACCACCGTCTAGAATTTCAATTCTAGTTACAAACTTATAATCAATTCCGCTTGCCGCACTTGACTGTTCCATAAAATCGAACTGTCTTTGTAGTTGTTCACCAACTAGTTTTTGTACAGCACCAGTAGCATCGTCTCTTAAAGTAAGTGTAATAGCTTCCCAGGTATGTTTACCTGCAAGATAAACTCTTGAGTTATATACGTCAACAGTCATTGTCTCGAAGCTTACGTTTGGTCTAGTAACATCCTGAACCTGTTTTGTTAGTTCAGTAACTTCGCCTGCACTTACACCAAAGTTTTCCAGTGACACTCGAAAGCGGTACTGGAGTTTTGGCATAAGTAACCCTTGGGTAGAGTTACTTGCATCCGAAGCTAATGGAACTGTGATTTTTGATAATGATGAAATAGCCATTTACTTTGCTCCTAATTTGTTATATATATTTATCATTCTTACAAGCCTGCTATCTCACCAGTATTTTTCAAGCGTAGCGGAATGTAAACAAACTCTACTGCTTTCACTGGTTCTATTGCTATGTCTAAGTACAGCTCGTTTCTGTCAATTCTAGCTGGTGTGTTATTACTATTATCACATACAACTAAGAAGTCATATAGTGCTCTAGCACCTACTAGTTCTAAACATAAACTTTCTGCTGCTTGTTTGATTTGATCTCTTGTAATCTTGTCATTTGGCTCAAAGATATAAGGCTTAGCAAGTTTGTTAAGTTGACTACGTAAGTAGATAACCAAACGTGCTACGTTAATTCTATCCAATGAACTTGCATTTCTTGCACGAGTCTTTTGACCATAGTTAACAAGTCCTGCTCCGTTAATAAACGTAATTGGATTAACATTTACACTGTAAAGTGTGTCACGTTGTCCTTCGTTTAATGCAATTGAAACAAACTCGCCACTGCCATTAACATAACCTGTTGCTGTAGCATTAGTTACGCCACCGCGTCTTGTGCCTGCTGGTGCAAACCAAGGATAGCTAACTTGATCACTAAGTGCAATTGTGCGTAGCATCATATGACTTGGCGGAACAACTACATTGTTGCCTGCGTTATCACTTGTAAAGCCCCAAGGGTAAAACATACCTAAGTACTCGTCTCTTGATACAAGTCCGTCATCGTTATCTTCAACTGCAAGTTTAGTATTTTGACCCCACTCATTAAGTGATGTTGCGTCTGATGTTAATCTTGCTGGTGTGTCACCTACGATAAATGCACTTAGGCCTCTATCAAGGTTTAAACTAATCATTTCGCCAATTAGCTCTGAATAACCAGGTGTTGCCATAACGTTAAAGATTCTTGATTCATCATCTCTAATGTCTTGGTTACTGTTCATTTCAGATTGTAATCCTTGCACAATAACTTTACGCTGTGCGTGACGTCCAAATGATCCACTACCATCTTCTTGGTTTCCTGATTCAGTAACCCAACGATCTGGACTGTATGCTGCCATACTTACATCGCCCATTCTAATATTATCAGCTGTAATATCAACATAGTTACGTACATATTTCTTAACGTTGAATCCGCTTCTACGTAAGTTCCATAGTAACATACCTTGTGGATATAGTGCTGGATCTGGAGCATCTGTGTCTAAAAAGTTGCTTAATAGCATTTCAGCTATAGTTGATTCAGTAGCACTACCGTCTGTACTGTAACGTGCATCAGCAAATAAAACGCCATCTTCAGTAGTTTGATCTGACTTGTCAATCAATACCCATTTTGTAAGATCAGCACTGTAACGATAAATTGTTGGATAGTTTTCTAAATCTGCTGTACTAATCCAAATATCGTTTGCTACTAAGCTAGTAGTTGGTTCAGTTGCTGCTGTAGTAACTTTTGCATTTGGAAAAGCAGTAGCATCATTATAGCCAACCCAAGTTGTACCATTGTGATACATCATATCAACTTCGTCAACTACTGAACTGTACCATAATGTACCGTCTGCTGTTGTCGATGTTGGAGCTGTTGCTGAAGCAGTAAATGCTGAAAGTACTGTCCAGTTACTAATCTTAGCTGCTGTAATACCAATATCTTCTAGTGCGCCAGATGTATCAGTAAT